GCATTTGTTATTGCAGTTTCCATTTCTGCTTGTTTAGTTCTAACAGCATCTCTGTGAGTAGATATAGCACTTGGTATAGCAGTAGATTTTTCTGTGTTTCTAGTTATGTACCAATCAGTTCTAGCAAGTTCTCCAGCTACTTGTTGTTTTAAAGTTCTAATTAATTGTGTTTTTAAACCCTCTGTTTTTACATCTCCAACAGATTTATCACTTGGTAAATCTCCATCATCTGAATCTGCTTGTGTCCATAAGCTATCTGCGTGTGCTTTAGGTGTAGCAGTTCCCCATGATCTTGTAACTTGATTGTCTGCAAAAGCATAAGATTCATTTGTGTTGATATACCACTTCTCATCTTTAAAATTAGATGAATCAGTTACTACTTCATAAATACCTATTGCATTTAATTCAGAAGCTGACCATAATTGAAATATTTTAGCTGGGTATCTTACATCTCCTATAACCATAGTTTTAGGATTTGTAATTAATTTTGTTACTGAACTATCTTCTACTAATGCGTACATATTTTAACTTTCACTTAAATTTAATGTTCTACCTACTTCTTGCCAAATAGCACCATTGTATTTGAATACTAATATATCAGTTTTACCATCTGCCGAAGTAAATGTTGGTGCAGTTGAAGCCGCAAATTCGAATACTGTATTAAAAGCTATTGTGTGTGAACCATTGTAATTAATTTCTACACAAATAAAAGCACCCTCAACAGGATTAGTTGGTGCAGAGAAAGTAGTGTTTTCTGTTGTTAGATGATATGCGTTTGGTTTAGCTTGTGTATCCCAAGCAACTGCATTTGATGATGATGTTAATGCTTGTTGAGGTATGTAAGCAAGATCGTTAAATTTAATAGCCCCTGTTCCTTTTGTACTAAATTCTAAACCAACATTAGTATCATCTCCTGTTGCAGATATAGATGGATTATTGCTTGTAGCACTATTTGTTAATTCTAAATAATTAACTGCTGAAGCTGTTGTTTGAAATATTAATTGCTCATTACTGTTTTCATCTAATATTCCATGAGCATCATCTATTCCAATATTATGTGAATTTGTATCTAAGTTGCCACCTAATTGTGGAGTAGTGTCTGAAACTATATCAAATGAAACTGAACTATCTAACCAATTAACTGTGTTTGCTGAAGTGTCAATATCAGCTAAAGAAATATCGTCAGAGCCATCATAAAATTTTAAAGTTAAGCTATTTGAACCAGAGTTTGTAGTATCAATCCAAATCGTGCCTTGTACTGCACTACTTGGTCTTGAAGTTCCTGAGTTAGATGAATTAATAGCACCTAGAACATTGTTTAAATCTGTTCTAAAAGCTGGAAAACCTTGATTGGCAATATCGTAATCATGTTGAGACATAGTTTCTTATACTCCTTTTAAAAGCCTTTTGCAATATAATCAAAGGTACGACTTATTGCTGTACCACCTGAATTTTTAAATGTTAAGTCGAAGCCATTGATTGTCTTGTTTTCTACTAAAAAGAAATCTCCAGTAGCAAGGTCTTCGCCTGTAATTCCAACTGCATAATTAACAGATTTGAATGAATTTGTAAATGTTATAGTATATGTTCCAGCACCAGAAGTTATATCATTTCCACTAAATATTCTATCAGGCATATCAATAGTTACTGATAATTCTGATACAACAGGAGTTGATGATAAATCTGTTGAAGTCATTATTAATTTAAATTTAAAGTATCTAGCAGTATAATCTCCAATAGTGAAATTTCTAAATGATGTGTAAGTAACATTATCATCAGAGGTTGCTATCTCAATATGTGCATTACAGTTTGCTGGTGTATCTCCATCAAAGTTAGATTTTTGATCGTCAAAATCTCCTGTTCTACTATCAAAGACATCATCTAAGTTATCTGATGTTTGAGTTATAGAAGCTGTAATTCTAGCAGTATGTTTTGCCCCAATATCAATAGGTGTTGCAAACTCATAACTTCCTGACGCAAATAAATCAGCACTTGTTAAACCAGATTCAAATAATCCTGTTCCATCATCAAATAATCCACTAGCTGAATCAAATAGTTCTGATGAGTCTAATTTTAAAGTATTATCAGATTCAATTACATTTGTTTTAGTTCCTGTAAAGTCAGGGTGTTCTGATTGAGTTGCTACTGCATTAAAGTTTAAAACTCCTGTAACATTAGAAATAATAGCTGTTGCGTTAGAACTAAAGTTTCCTAGTTTATCTACAGCTTTGATAAGATAAGTTCCAACCCTTGCTGGTACATTAATTGAAGTTGCTGGTCTTGATACTTTCTCAACTAATGATACAGAGTTTGACCAAGTAGCTGAACCATCTATTAAAGCTGAATATCTAATTTGATAATAAGCAAGGTCTAAGTCTGGTATTTGTGTCCAAGATAAGTGAGCCTCTTGTCCAATAACATTACAAGAAAAATCTTCAATATCAGATGGAGGTGCGAGAGCACCAATGATTGTTCTAGTTGCTGTTACATAAGTTGATGATACTCCTAAACTATTTACAGCTTTAACTCTTACATTATAAATTTGTTGGTCAATTACATTTAAGACTCTGTGATTTAATCCTGAACCTTGTGCATAAATAATATAATCTGAATCTGTACTTAACTTGTATTCTACTTGGTAGTAATCAACAAAGCTATCAGGAGAAGCACCTATTGATATATCTAAAGCTACAATTACAGTTCCATCATTATATTCAATTAAAGTATCATCTAGTGTAACACTTGCTGGTGGTTGAACAACATTTGGATTAGGTAAGTTAGTTGATGGAATACTAGCTTGTTGAGTTTTACTAGCCCAAGTATAATGTGAATTTTGGTGTTCAGTTAAATTTAAACCTACTGTAAAATCTTCATTAAAAGATATTGAAATAACTCTAAATGCTTTTGCAGAATAACCTAATGAACTATGTGTAATATTAACAATATCTCCTATTGCTAAATCATAAGCATTTCCACCAGCATTTATACTTAATTGTATTGCTTCTCTTGATCTTCTTAAAATAATCTCTGCCATTTCTTCGGCCTGATATGGACTTGTTATTACTTGTCCAAAATCAAAACGACCCTCTAACAAAAATCCACCATCTGCTGACTTCATAGTTGCGTGTTGATCTGCACTAGGCAAACTAGAATCATCTATCGGTGGGAACTGCACTTCATCTACTTGCCAATTTTTATCAGGAGAAACATATGAACAAATAACTCTATTATATTTATCGTTTTTATTTGGACTCGATACAGAAAACCCACCAAATATATCATCTTCAGTTAAAGTAATTGATGCTGTTCCTGTTGTTTCAATAACTAATCTGTATTTACCAGAAGTATAAGGAAGATAACCTCTGCAACCTTTTAAAAGAGTTCTTGTATTATCTATAATTTTTTTAGATGTATCTAACACAGCATTTGCGTCAAATATATTTATATCACTAGCACCTGAATAAGGTGTTACTTGTGTTACACAAACTTGTGAAGCATCATAAAAAGATTGTAAATCAATATCACTTACTGCTAAACCTTTTCCATATCTAGCATTTGTTAAGTAGTCTAATAAAACCCAAGCTGGATTAGTAGAGAAAGCAGCAGTTTGTGCTTCTAAACTAGAATTATAAGCTACAACTTTTTTACCCTCTATTAATGTTTGTATTTTAGGAATAGAACCAAATACATCTTGATTCCATTTAAAACGAATTGCAAGATAAGCTAAACCAGATAATTTATGATTGCTTCCCCAATTAGATAATGTTGATAATAATGTTGATGCTGATTGACCATCTTTTCCATAATGAGGTTCTACTCTAATTAAACTTTCTCCACCTTTATAAAAAACACTATCGCTACTATCTACTTCAACAACAGTATTATCAGAAAAAGAAGATGCAAAGGTAACATCTTTATCATCTATTCTAATTCCTTTTATATCGTTAATTTCTCCCTCTGCTAATATTATAGCAATATATAAATATTGATTATCTGTTCCTGAAGTTTCTACAAATACTCTAGTTCCACCAACTAATCTTTCTCCATATATAACAGGAATATTTGCGTCATTAGATTGTTTATTAAGTAGTACACCTTTTTCAAAATC